TTAAATGCATCTGGTTTTTCTGGTAGAAATAATATATCTTCGGGACGTGTTGATACTAATCTAGGATAATAATTACTAAAACATAATTCATCTGTATGTATAATTTGAGCTAATTGACCAGGCGTTGCAGCTTTTTTAATAATTTCTTCATTAATTATATAGATTAACGCACCTAATGTAATATAACGATTAAAATTATAAGTAGCTTCTGGACTAGTATTAAATTTTTTAATAAATTCATCTCTTTGCGTATTTTGTTTAATTGCAAGATCTATAGCTGCTTGTTGTTCATTTTTTGCTCTTTCTAAATCTCGTTCAAAACGATCATTTTCTTCTGCAGTTATCAACCCATTAAAGCTTAAAATTTGAACAACGTTGTTAACATCGTCAATAGTACTATCTGCAGTTAATGTCGGTAAGCCGGTTGCACTAGTAACTGGATCAATTAATGTAGATGCATCTGGTATAGATGCAGGATCTCGCGGTATAGCAGGTGTAGAACCAGAAGCTGGAATTGATAATGCTTTAGCTCTTTCCGTTTTATCTAGTTTAGCTACTTGTATGATTTTATTTTTAATATTACCCGCATATTTATATTCATTGTTTGCATCTGGAATTTGTACTGATTGTATTTTAGGTAATGTTTGGTTACCTACTAGTAAAAATAAATCGTTGTGTTCCGTTAATGAATCATTAAGTGAAAATGGTAATATAAAATCTGTAAATGATTTTGCAGCATCGCAATTTAATTTAAACTTATCTATAATTGTATTAATACGATTATATATCAATTCAACTAATTGATCTACATTTTGATCTGGCCCGACTCCTGATAATGAAGGAATGGTTGACCCTGTCGGGGCTACTTTAAAGTTTTCAGTATTAGTAGTTTTTGTTGAATCTTTTTCATTTTTTTTAGGATCTGTTAAAAACATTGACACATCTGAATATACATTACTAGTACCCGTTAATGATAATGTTGCTTCTACAGTTCCATCTGCTGTATATGAGAAATCAAATGATGTAATTAATCCTTCAAATATAAATGCATTCATTTTTGAATACTGTTTAAGAAATTTATCAACGTCCCACGCCGGATATAATTCTTTAATTCGCTCTGGATTAGGTAATGTCTTAGGTGCTAATAGTCCGCCGGTGACAGTTCCTGCATTGTTAACTGTTCTTGTTACAACGGCAGTTTCAGGGTGTTCAATTCGTATTGATACATAACGACCGGGACGAAACCATGCATCTTCAATATTATCTAAATCCCGGGCTACGTTTGGAATAACAATGCTAACTGTAGCTTTATTTAATAAACCCATGGAATGATCGCCAATTGTAACATCGACGGTTGTAATATAAGGTCCGGTACGTCTACTACGATCGGTTAATTCTGTCTGTTTAAGATATGCATCGCCGACGCTTGCATTAGTAGTTTTTCCAGAAAGTCCTGCATTTGTTTGAGCAATTGATACATCATCTTGCGTATAAAAATCAATTGACTCTTGTTTATAAGAATAATCTGTTAAATACCCTTCAGGTCCGCTAGGTAAATATCTACCAATTTGTACGTTTCGACCTCCTAATACTGCAATTTTAGCTGAAAGACTACTACTCGTTTCATATGCTACTATTTCAACATTAGCAATTTTTCCAACCATGAAATCAATAGCTTTAGTAGTGCGATTTTGAAATCCAGTTCGACCCCGGGCATTTAATTCTTCTTGTAAGTTTGTATCTACTTGTGTATAAAATATATTCATCGTGATGAGTTTGTTTCATTAATATAACTTTGCATGTTTGTAAAACTTGGTATTCTTATGTTGATACCCGATGGAACAAGCAATGTGCCTTTTCCTAAACCATTTGCAGCAGCAATAACCCACCAAAATGCAGCATCTTGATAAAACAATAAGGATAATTTATCTAAACGTTCTACACCAATTGTTTTTATATATACATCATCTGTCCGGATAGGGGCAGCGGGAATTATAACAGTTGATAATTTTCTTTTTTCTGTTACTTTATCTCGTTCTGTTAATGCTGTTAAATATCTGCTCATCGTTTAATTTGTTTGATTTCCGCCCCTGCTTCCTTTGCCGGCTAGAGTTTTTCGTTTGTTTTCTTCAATTAATGTTCTATCAATATTTCCAAATGTATCACTTAACCAATTATCGCCGCCAGCAGCCGGTGTTCCATCTACATCAAATTTCTTAGCTAATGTCCAGAAACGACCGCCCTTTTGTGGTAAGTAGTCTGTAATTACGTTGAATTGACATGATACTGAAATTTTCTTCGGAACTTGCATCATTGTTGGATCATCTTCAATATTAATTTCCCATGGAGCATCCATTGCATATGTATATGCTAATGAATTCATAACAACTGGTGTTTGCACATATAAGTCGCCAATTGTTAAACGCATCCATGGAGCTTGCATTGCAATTGATTCGCCACTATATATAGGAGTAGTATATCCGGCAAGTGCATTAAGTTTTCTATAAATTGGTTTTAATTCATCCCGATCCGTTGCATATATATCAAAATCAATTGATACATCGCGAGTATATCCAGTATATGTATAATTCGGATCTGCACGACCTATCATTTTTACGTCTGTCCAACCTGGATTAAAATTTTCTGAAAATGAAGTTATAACTGCTCTAAATACAATTATGTCATCTTCGGCATCTTCTAATCCGTTTTGAAGTGCAGGCCCGGTAAAATAAAATTTTATAAAATCTTGCGTTAAATCAGTAACGGATGCAATTGCTTGTACAACGTTATCTAACTTTGGCTTTCCGGTGAAAAATTTTCGTTTCCAATCATATGCATTTTTTAATTTTCTTTTACCAAAATCAATTACTGAAATTTTATCTCCGCGGAATGGTGTTGCTAATGCTATAGGATTACGTGTTGGTATAAAATCTCCGTTCGCTCGTTTTGATATATTTCCATTTGATATCTGCGGAAGAGGTAATGTTTTATCCCACGTAGTTGCAACATGACTTGTTAATGTAAAATCGCTACGAATTGCATTAGGATTATCATGTTCGCCCCAACCATACAATGTTTCTCTGTTAAATGCACTATACGGTCCTACCGGTAATGCAGATGCTGCAGCATAAATACCACCTCTAATTGCACCGCGAGTTAGCGCCGAAGCTCCATCAAAACGTTTTGATGCAACAAAACTTAGTATTGCTTGACTCGTTTTATCTGATTCATTTTGTAACCCTAGTCTAGATCTAAAATCCGGATAAAGTATTGCAGATAATGGAAACTTTTTTGTTGTTAATTGATCAGCTGACAACGTTACATAATCTCCAGATAATGTGTCTTCGCCAAATTGTCCAAATTGTGCTTGACCTATTTGTGTTACATATGGAATTCCAGTAAACCCACCTAATGACGACAAACTAAATGCTGCAGCTTTAGCTCCTACAGTTTCAAGTGTTATGTTAGTATTAGATAATGGTCTTGGATTCCATATTGCACTAGGACCTGATTTTACGTTTCCTTTAATATCTTTAATATTACCTGCACTTGTTTTCCAATCTGTTTTTCCATCTTTTCCAAGATATGTATATGATGGACTGTTTGGGTTTAATATGTAAATACTAGTCGGCCTTGTCGGTACGCTGTATGGTTCGGTAAATTGGTAATCAGCTTCATATGTTGGATTTTTATTGCCAATTGGTATCGGTGCAATTGTAGTAACAGCTGTAGTAGGATTAGTATATAAAACATTTGGCAATATATCGAAAGGTCCAATAAATTGCGATGCCGCTGACAAAGTTGGGTTTTGCATACTCATGTTTTATCCTTATCCGTAATATGGTGCATTTAATCCGCCACTAAATGTTGGTGTCGATGTCATTTTTGATAACAGAGCGTTAGCCTTTTGAAGTTCTGCAACTACAGCTGTCATATCTGCACCGCCAGATCCTCCACCTTTTCCAGCTAAATTTGTTCCTGCTACAATTGTATCATTATCATTGAATGCAATTGGTGCTTGTAGGGTATCTTCTGGGAATGTTAATACTCGTTTTCCGTAACCTGGGGTGATAACAGCATCTCCTCCTTTTATCGCTTCCAATTCATTTCCTAGTGTTGCTTGTTCAAAATCGGTTTTTACGTCTTCTACTCCTTTTTTTGCTGCAAGTTGTCGTCTCATATCACCTAAATCTTTAAAACTACTAACTGCATCCAACATAAATTTTTTGTTAGAAAGATTGTTTAAAATATCGTCTTGATTTTTTCCAACCATAGTTGATTGCTCTAATTGTAATAAACTTAGAATATTTGCTTCTTGCAATGTATCAAGTTGTTGCTTCATGATGTCTTCGGTAGTACGAGTATCAGATGCTCTTTTTAATTCTTCAAAATCGGCTTCATCTATTGCGCCTGCTTCAAGCGCTTGTGCAGCTTGTTGCATTGCATTAGAACCATCTAAATTTATATCAATGCCGCTAGCGGATGCTTTATCTAGAATCTTTTTCTTTTGCAATGCAGATGCAAGTTGGGTTTCTTCAAGACCTAACGTTAATGCTAATTGTTTTCTAGCAAACATGTTATTTTCTATGGTTTTGCCTTCAGTTTCTAAAATATTATTCATGATATCAGCTTGCTTGTTCATGTCTCCCCGCAATGCTGCTTCTCGATACATGTTGGTTAAACTGTTACCTTGATTGTCAACTAGTCTGCGGCCGGATAAAAGTTGATATTCTAATTCTTCTCCGATGCTCGATTCAATTTCTAATAAATGACCACCAGCATCGGCTAAATCAGATAATTCAAAACCTAGTTTTTTTGCTTTTAACACGGCCATTTCTAAATTCATAGGAAGTTTACCATACTGCAATGTAATGTCTGCTGTCGCTCCGCTAATCTCTTCGGTGATCATTTTGAAATAACCCATCGTGCCATCTGGATCCAATGTTTCTGCTAATTGTTTAGTTGCTAACAACATGGATGAAGAACTTTTACCATTTTGTTCAGCGTATTGTGTATATGCATTTGATTGCTCTTCTGTTAGTCCTAAATTAGTTCTAAGTATATGTTGCGTTTGTACTAATGATTTATACATGTCGCCGCCAGCTTCGGTCATTTGATTTAATGTTGGCACCATTTTTTTGATAGATCCAGCATATGCTCCGACTTGTACTCCAGATATTTTTAATGATTCTGCAACAACTTGAAATGATTCTGATAATTTTGCTGCTTGTCGTACTCCAACGCCGAATGATTTATTAAGTTGCGAATTTCTTCGTTCTAACGTTAACGTTTGTTTAGCAGCTTCAATGTATCGTTCTGATAACTTTTCGTTGTATGCAATTTGTTTATCTAAACCTCGAAGATAATTGTTAGTTTCGCTGTTTAAATTCAACGTCGCATTAGCTAAGCCAGTTACAGCTGAAGTTAACTCGCCAACAATTGGCGAAGCTTCCATTAGATTAGTAAAATGATTATTTAATCCGCTTAATAAACTAGATAAATCTACTGGCATACTGAACTCTTCTTTTTAATAAATATTTATCTAGGAGATTTTGGTACTGCACGTCGTTTTGTTTTAGCAGCATTTGCCAATTGTTCTTGCCGATCATTTTCATCTTCAATCATCTTGTTGACTTTTTTAGTCCAAAATCGCCGAATGTGTACGGGCATATGATATATAGTATCCCAGTCCCAACGACCAGCACCCCACCAAATCAAATTAAAAATATTTTCATGCAATTTAACACGATCTTCTGGTTTAAAACCAAAAAAGGTCTGTTCCAAGAAGAAACCCGGCAGTGAAGGTGCCTCCTGTTTCACCTTCGAATTCGTATGTTAAATCCAGGCCTGGTGCATTATCTGCATAATATTTGCGGAATATTTTTGCATCTCGAGCTAAGAAATGATAACGTACAAATTCATCAATTGCTTCTTCTGATCTCAAATCATCTACTTGGCAAATTATATGTTTAAGTGTTTCTGAGACAGACATTTTGCTTGTGTCGCGACCTAAATAAGAAAATTTAATGACGTGTCCCGCTACATCATAAGTAAATTCTCCATTTTCATCTGATTCTAATTCAAATGGCAAATATTTTACGGCAGATAAATCAACTACTCGTTGCAATTCCTTTTCAGTTTTTGGATCTTTTATTACAACTGGATATTCTGCACCATATGCTAATACGCGCGCGTGTATAATTAATCCATCTTTATCTACTGCAGCAATGTCTGCAACATCAACATCCGTCATAATGATTGCTTCTAACAATCTTTCAAACATTACTCCTTCTCTAATATAAGAAATATTGGTTAGAATGTCTTCATCATATGCCGTTAAATAGCGCATATCTATTTTTCCGCTTCGCAAAGGATGTGATTCGGGATAAATTTTGCCGCCACTTGGCAATGACACAATAACTGTTGGTAATTTGCTTTTTTGTTGTGATTCAAAACGTTGTTTTGCTAAATTAACGATGTCTTGATTGCCTAATCTTGTTGTAACTTTACTCATTATGATTTCCTTTTATAACTTTAATATAAATATACAGAACATAAAAAATGGGAGCCGGAACTCCCATTATAAATTTTATGAATTAGAAATTCAAGAATGCCCAATCATATTGAATAGTTAATTCAATTTCTTGTACTGCATCACTTGACCAATCATATGTTCCAAATCCTGCACTTGTAATAAATGCACCTTTCAAAATCCATTCTTCAATAACTTCACCTAGTGGAGAAAGTTGGTGTAGGCGAATTTCTTTTTTGTAGAATGAAGAATACCCATCTCGACCTGTTGCAGACTCATGATGTAAACGAACCCACTCCATAACTGCTTGTGCTCCAGATGGAACAATTGCATCATAAAGTGTCATCGTGATAGTATCCCATGAATGTTTACCAGCAACATAACGTTTAACATTGATCATATCAAGTTCAACTGCTGTGTTAGTAATTGTAGGTTTACCAGATGCTTTTATCAAGTATGATGGAATTCCATTTAACTCTAATATAAATTGATGTTGACGTTTCGGTTCCCACGAAAACGCCGTTTGAAACATTTCGTTTTCAGATGCAATTGCCAAATTTGGATTTGCGTTATCAATTAATGCCATTTCAATACCTCGTTTTTTTATATAAATATATGTACAGTAAAAAAGGTAGAACTTTCGCCCTACCTTTTCATGATGTTTTTAATTATGCCGGGAAACTTGCTCCTGTCGGTTGAATATTGAAATCTAATACAATAAATTCAGCCGTTCTAGTTGGTTGCAAAAATAATTGTCCGTATAATATGTTTTGATCAATTACATCTGGAGTATTATTTGTTTCATCCATAATAACTCGAAATGCAAATAAACCTTGCTGTGCTCTTACTTGTTCTAAGTATGGGTTTGTGATGCTTAAGAATCTTGCTCGTGTTGATGCTGTATTTTGTTCAAATACTAAATAACGAGTTGAAGATGCAATAAATTTCTTAACCGCAATAAGCAAACGACGCACATTTACTCGGTCTAATGCACTTGGTCTAGCTTGTAGTGTCTTTTGCCCCCAAATGCAAACGCCATCATTTACGAAGTTCGCAATAGGGTTAACACGAGCTTGATACAATGTATCTCGATCACTTTGCAACAATCTAATATAAGTATCAGTAACACTAGTTAAGCCGCCACGATTCAAACCTGCAGGTGCATACCATGGTTGAGCTACTGCATCATTGTATGACAATACTCCTGGAACTACAACTGAAGGTGGAACCCATAATGGAACATTGTTGCTAGGATTGGTTATTCTAACCCATGGCCAATATGTTGCTGTATAATTGCTATCCAAAGTTTGAACTTGTGTTGTTACTGAATTAATTGAATCTGTTAATGCATTTGAATCCATTACATAGAATGTATCTTGACGTCCTTCTGCTAATTGTCTTGCAGATAATGTTACTGATCCATGCAAACTATCGATAATACCCGGTGTTAACAATAAATTCATATCATAATAATCAGTATTGCTCAATACTGTGAATGCTTTATTATATGCTGTTGTACCTGTAGATGTTGTAGTGCTACAATCAAATCCAAATGTATTATCATCAGCAATATAAGTTCCAGCATATTTTGGTAAGTTTGGACGAGCTCCGTCAAATCCACCTTGGAATGCAACAACAAACTTACGTGTTGATAATGCAACATTTGCTTGGAATGTTCCACCTGTTAATGCAGATTCTAATGAACCCGAATATGCTGCAGTTGCAGACGGATATCCTACTTGTGCAGATTGATTAACATCTCCAAGATAAAAATCTGCGTTACTTCCGGTTACAGAACCACTAGTTGGAGTTGGAGCTAAATATGCTCTGTTGTTCGTGCTACCAAAATCAAATCCATGTAAATTTAAACTGCTATAATTTCCGCCAACTACTTGCGAAGTAACATATGAAGTAGCAGTTAAATTCAATGAGCCGGATGCCATTGGTATTGGACTTGACATTGATCTAAATCCAAACGGAATTAACGTTTTGCTATTTGTTTTATTTGCAACACCTGGATCAACTTCTACTCGGATCCATGCATTTGTGTTTGGATAATCTCCGTTAATAACAACTACGCCATTGTCTGTTACAGTTTGATAACGGTCTCCAATTACTCGTGCAATGTATCTAGATGATGCTGGATTCAAATTAACATTTTGAAATGAAACTAATGCCGGAGACGAATCTGTATCTGAATTGTTTCCATATGGAGAATTTTCAATTCCTAAATTTTGCGGATTTACTCGACGAATCTGTACCGTAAATGATCCATAACCATCTGGGTCATTTGTTTCGTCACTTGTAACAAGCTCTGAGATAGAAACTTTAACATCATAATTAACTGATGTACCATGCGATAATGTATGAAACTTAAACAAGTTTTTTGCGGTACTTCCAACTTTTTGTGAAGTTACCCATGGTGTTGATGCAGACTGATAATCCTGTAATAGTCTAAAACTTGCAATCTTTTCTAAAGACATTGTTACATGACCTATGTTTGCAAATAACCCGGTTGTATCAGTATCATATTGTACATATACTGGATAATCAATTGACTTTGGATCAGCTGAAAATACTTTGGTTAGGTATCTATTGCTTGAAGGCGTAATTGATGCTGAAATTGCAACTCCTTCTGCTACTAAGAATGAACCGCCAAAACTAATTGCCGTTGCATCAGTACCTGTAGCTACACCGTATGATCCAGATATTTTAATTGCAAAACTTCCCGAACCTGCATCAAGCAATACTGAATCTTCAAATAGATTTGTTGCACCCGTAGTTGTTACTGGGTACGTTGGATGTAATACGTGAGATACAACTTTGGTTGAACCTGATTGTGCTACAATAGCTAATACACCATTTGATAATTCATATCCATCTTCGTACAATAAACGTGTTACTGTAATTACATTTCCACCTTTTTCTAAGTATTCTTTAACAACGAATGGAACATATGATTCATCAGTGAATGATCCAAATGTGTTTTGAAATTGTGAAAGCGATGTAATTTGTGTTGGAACTAGTGCAGGACCTTTTACAGTTGGTCCTATTATTGCTGCACCAATTTGTGCAATTGCTCCGGGTAAAAACGATTGATCTACCTCTCTCGTAAATACTCCGGGCGAAATTATTCTTTCTGCCATTTAAACTCCTATGATTTTTTTATATAAATATACTAATATGTTACCAAACCTAGGAATTTGCAGTAAATGTGCCATCTGCAATATTTATTTGACCATCGCCATATCGTGCACGCATTTTATCAATTAATTCAGATTCTTGTTCGCGAAGCTGTGTGAATTCGTTTAATAGCTTTTCTTTTTCATATTTCAATTGTTCTAGTTGTTGTTCTAATGCATATGTTTCAATTGTTAAATTGCCTAGAATTGTTGAATTTTTTGCAAATGCATCTCGAAGCAATTGAATTTCTTCTAAATGTTCCTTGTCCAGTTTACGAGTCATAACTTGTTATCCTTTTTGTTTTATTATATGAATTTTATTTCAATTATCCAAATGCATTTACTGTTGCAGCTGTAGAAGCCGATGTTGATGCATTAGCTAAACGTTGACCGATGCTGTTTGATGCCGTTAATGAGGTTATGGCATAATTCCATAAATCTTCTGGTTTAACTAGTGCCGAACCCGTAGTATTGTCTACTGCTACTCCCCATGATACTGATTGTGGATTTGGAACAGCCATTGAACCTGTTATTGCTGAAGTTGGGCCATATATGGTGCCAGTTCTTACATTTGCAGATGTAGGCATTCCGAGTGCTTGGTCTTCACTAAGCAATGTTATTATGTTAGCAGAACCAGAAACACCAATTTGATATGATGTGACGGCATTTTTATACATTTGTACGTTATAGCAATATATTGCGTTGCGTGAGCCTGAATTGATGAATGGACCTGAAAGCAAGTTAGTTGCTGTGGTTGATGTTGATGATACTGCATTTGCTGTTGTCGTGGCTTGTAATTGACCTATTATGTTTATTATACCAGCTGTAGTTGAATTAATTCCAGTTCCTGTTTGAGAACCAGCTGTAATATTACCTGTAACATTAATTGTTCCAATTGATGCATTATTAATACCATGGCCTGTTAATGCAGTGCCTCCATTTACATTTCCAGTTACATTAACTATACCATTAAGAGCATTATTAATACCATATGTTGCGCCCGTTGCACCGCCTGTTACTGTACCTGTTACGTTAATTGTTCCAATACTATTATTAACAATAGCATGGGGCGCAGATGCGTTATTACCTCCTGTTACATTTCCTATTATTGAGATAGTTCCATTTGAAGAATTTAATATAGCATAATTTCCTGATTGTATTGTAGTTCCTGCAGAAATATTTCCTATTATATTGATAATACCATTCGATGTATTTGTTATAGTTCTACCATTTGTAATAACGTTACTTGGTATTCTAACATCTCCTGTTATATTAATAGTGCCATTATTAACATTTTCTAAAGTATTTCTTGCAGCAACTAAATGTGCTATTATTGTGATTGATCCGGTGTTGTAGTATTTTACAAATCCTCCGGTTACGGTAGCACCATTACTGTCTAATCCTCCTGCAAGATTTGATTGTGTAGTTGTACATGCAATGTCATAGTCACTATAAATATTAAGTAATCCGCCAGCAACAGCACTACCTGTTGCTCCTATTCGTATACTCCTCACAATAATGGTTTGATCCAATGTTATTGTTTGATTATTTAAGAATACATCATCCGCTGCAGTAGGTATTATGCTACCGCTCCAAATTGCTGAGTCGCTCCAATTACCATTTGCTATAGGCCATCTGTTTGGCATTTTATTTTCCTTTAAAAGCAGCAA